TTGCTTTGTTGGCAAAGACCACAAAGGCTATGGTTTTGTAAAAAGCTGGGTAAAACACGGATAAAAATAAATAACGTATTCCTGACATCGGGAATACGTTATTACACCCCGCGCCCGTCGGGTAATACGGGCAAATTAAGGCCCCGTAGTAACCTGCCAATCGCTCACACCGTCCCAAATTATTGTAATGGATTGACGGCCTGTGAGCGGCAAAGGGTTATCTACGCCTAAACTATGGTATATAGTCGCTCCTCCTTGTGCGTATACGTTCACTTGTCCGGATATATTTCTTTTGGTAATTACGTATTCGTTATTGCGCCCGTTTAAATCGGTAGGGGTCGGTAAATAAACAGCAATATCGGTGGTATTGTCGCAAATAAGGCGGGGTGTAATTATATCATACGGGTTATCTCCATTGCCTATTACCGCTACCCTGTAAGCTACTGGGTTATGATACATAGTATCCCCGCTAACGTTTATTGTGCCGCCGATAAACACCGTTTCGCCGCTTATACTTGTTAGGCCGCTAACTTGTGTGTTATCGCCTAAATAGTCCGTATCCGTAAAATCAACGTTGATATACACCCCCCCAACCGTACCGCTATTGATAACGGGCTGATTGCCGCCCAACACTACCACACTATCCACGTCATCACCCAGCACTATTCCATTTCCAACAACTAACACCCCGCGCCCGCTGGTAGGCATTTGATTATCGGGGCCAAACGACCCGTTACCCCCTTGCGGCGGAGGGGCTACCAATCCCGGTGTGGGTACTTCATCGCCCGGTATAGGTATCCAGTCACCATTACCGCCGTTTATTATCTTAGTCACCGGTGCAGGCGCGGATATTTCAAGGGCTTTGATAAAATGGCATTGTGTAATACCCGCTGGGTCTATACTATAATCCACCATTTCCAACAGCCTCCAGTACGCATTTTGGAAAAAGTACAGCTTGCGCAGGCTCATTTGTAAGAATAAAGCAAGCTGTATATTGAACGATGCCGTAGCGGTAAAAGCATCTTCGCCGTTGATTTCTATAATGTGCTGGTAATAGTAAAGGCCGTACAGGTTAAGGTTTGTCATCTGTATTGCAAAGTTGCCCGCCCCTCCAAAATAATATAGTTTTGGCACCGTAAATAGCAAATCATATTCCGGCGCGTATGGCGTATCGTGGTGCCCGGCGTATGGGTACGACGTGTAAGCCGTTGACCCTGTTGTGGAGAATAAATTCCACGATGTAGTTTCCAGCAAACCGCCATAAAACATTATACGGGGCTTCGCGGCCTTAGCAACAATATTGTTGCTTGTGTCCTTAAAGAATATCGCGCTTAGTACCCTCTCAGTTGGTAGTTGGGCTATAAGCGGTGTTGGGGCAAAAGGTAAATCAATATTGTATTCATCACCCACAAACTCGTTGGCAATACCTACCCGCAATTGGCCGTATGTTTCATTGGTACGGGTTTTATAATCTTCATTATAAAAATCGCTGTCTTCGCTGTATTTAAATAAGTAGGATTTGTATTTGGCCAGCCCTTGCGGCTTAATCTCACTGGGTTCCGTTACATCAAAAACATTAGTAAGGTCAACGCTTAAATCTTCGTAGAACGACGGGCGCGGCTCAACTATAAGGGTGTCGGCTTTTGTTTCGTCGTCGTCGAAATATAGGTTAAACATTTTGATAATACCTGCCAAAAAGTCCTTTTGCTTAAAGATGTCAGGCAGCGTATTGGCTAAGTTTATTATTTCATTATAATTTATTGCCGCGTCTACCTGATTACCGAATAAAGCTCCTGCCTCAATAACACATTCAAAATTTGGCGCGGTGGCTTGTGGTTTTACGGGGTACAATGCCGCTTGGTCACCGGGCAAAAAAGATGCTGGCGTGGTGTTAAGAACTACTGTAACAGGGTCGCTTAAATCGCCATTGTTAACGGGCTGTGATGACCACTGCGTACCGGCAACCACGGTACCTAATGTTTTCAAATAGACTCCGCCTCTACGCTGCTGAACTTCTATATTAACAGAGTTAGGGGGCACAAACACGCCGCTTGACCCTGTCCATCGAAGCTGCAATGTTACCTGTGTATAAAATTGGTTGTTCCCCCCCTCAACACACTGGTATATACCGTTGGTGGTATTGTACAAGTTTGACGGGTCGGACACATCACTGTTAAGTACTATAAGATTAGTGCCTCCTCGTACGGTATTAATTGTAACGGTTTGGTCAGTCGTTATCCTAAGAGCCTGAAACTGCCTTGCGGTAACCTCATCTTCGCTTATTCGAAAATCGCCATTGCTATAAGGGATAATCAGTTTTTTAAAATATTCGCTATCAAAAAACGCGCTGTTATAAGCTATACCTGCTTCTACAAATATGGCATCTATAATGGTCTTAACATATACAGCGGGCTTAAAGTGATGCCAATACCAATTGTTGGGTTTTTTATGGAACTCGTTGTTTTCTCCGTACTCAATCATTGGGTACACATAGCCATTGCCCAGTTCAAAGGCGACAGGCGACCCGTTCTCGATTATAGAAGTAGCCCAACTATTGGCAATGTTATCTACATTGTACTCGTGGTTATACGCCGACAGGTCAAGTTCATTCAAAAACTTTTCGCCAACGCTTGCAAACAGGTCGGGTAATTCGCTGTAAAACACCACCTGAAATACAATCTTACCGTGTTCTGACAGCACAATATCACTTAGCCTTGCATAACCGCTAAATACTAATAGCTGGTTTTGATAAATGAACGCGGGGGCTTTTAACCGTGTGTTTATGCGGGGCGGCGTGTAGGTGCTGTAATCGGCCTGCGACACGTTTACATCAAAGAGGTTGTTAAACAGGGTACGTACGCCTTCGGTGCTGCCGGGTATAGATATTGTGTAGGTAGAGTTGCCCGACCGTGTGCCAATGTCCGTAGCTTCAGCATTTATTTTTTTGTTAATGCCAATGCCGGGGTCGCCCAAGTAAGGCACGGACACGCCGTTTATTATTATTTCGGTGTTCACAATAAACTAACGGCAAAAAATTGTTTGGTTTTTGTTTGGTGGTTTAAAATATTGTTGTATATTTGTTTCAGCAAAACAATGAAAATGAAAGCAAAAGAATACTTAAAACAGCACCCCGAAAAGTATTATATGGTTACCCGTGAATTAGGTAAGCCGATATACATTGCCCCGCAAGGAATACAGGGGTGTAATATCACCGACAAAGAAGCAGAGGCAGAACAATGGGACAGCCTTAGCAATACCGAAACGAGGCTTAAATTTTTTAAAGGGCTTACGGGCTATACACAACTTCAATACGAATTAGTAAAATGATTGCATTGTTTGGATGTGAAGAAAGTCAGGAATGCACTAAAGCGTTTAGAGAACGTGGACATGAGGCGTTTAGTAATGACCTTATAGAATGTTCAGGAGGGCATCCCGAATGGCACCTGCAAATGGACGTTATCGAAGCAATAAAATCAAGGAGATGGGATTTTATTGGGCTGCATCCAATGTGTACGAAAATTACCTTATCAGGCAATAGAACTTACGGCAGGGGAAAACAAAGACATCAAGAAAGATTGGACGCGGTAGAGTGGACTATTGGACTTTGGAAACTGGCTTGCCAACATTCTGATAAGGTTTATATGGAAAACCCTATGGGCGCAATGAATGGCGATAAAAGGCTTCCAAAGCCACAGACTATACAGCCTTATTATTTCGGGGATGAATTTCAAAAAACTACTTGCCTATGGCTGTATGGATTAAAACCATTAGTGCATATAGCTAAACCAGATTTGTTTAATGATAAGGGCACCCATGTATATAAAGGTGAAATGTCGGTATTTAAAAGTGGCTGTGTGATGCCTAAATGGTATGCAGACTCTTGGAGTCTGCCGGAAAAAGAACGTAAAAAACTACGCTCAAAAACATTTCCCGGCATCGCCCGCGCAATGTCGGAACAATGGGGTTAACGGTTTTGCGTGTTACTCCCCGTACTCAATTTCATCTCAAACAAGGCCGTAAATAGCCCGTGTTGCTCTTTCTTGTAGTCAGAGACGCGGGTAATATTCACCGCCCACATTTGCGTAGCATCGTCGTTTGCACCAGCCTGCCACCAAACGGCGGGACTTGTCATAAGCTCTTCTAACCATTCCTTTTCATCTACCGTAACAAACGCGGCCTTTAACATATACTTGTTTTCGTAAGGCGTGTTAAAGTTCACCATGCTGTGGCGGTTGGCAGCGTATAACCACGTTTGGTTATTGGCATACCCCGGCGCACGGGTAGATATATTTTCAGTTGCGCCGGTCAAAAAGTCAGTATCGCCCATGAGTGTAAAGCTATCAATACGCCCCCAACGGTTTAAGAAGTGCAGCCTAAAAGTTTGGTACCGGGTGCATAGGTCGTCTATGACAATAGTAAATACCTCTGTTGTGCGTTCTCCAAAATCATCCGCAAGCCACAACTCATAATAAGCGGTGTTAGCTGGTATAGCTACCGTGCCCGTTTGTGTAAAGAAAGCCACGTTAAGGTCAACAGGGCTTATAAATAAAGTTTGAAACTGGTTTGCAGGCCCCGCGCCCGTAAGTGTATTGACAATTGTTGGGAACGATATAAGATTGCCGCTTTCGTCGTAAGCTCTTACGTCCATAAAAGACCACGGCACCGGGAAAATAGTTGCGGGGTCTTCGTTTGCCATAAACCCCAACATTGCCCGTTCGTTAAAGCCTACCCTTAACCGCCGGGGGCTATTAGTTAAAAAATTACTTATAGCCCCATTTTGATTAAGGTAGTCGGCAATGGTAAGGTTTAACCACTGCTGCCATTGTAGCGACGCGTTAATACCTATTACGTTAGACACAAGCGCACTTGCATAGGTTTGCTGGTCGGTACCGTATTGCTCTATAATATCAACCTTGTAATCGATGAAAACATTTACAGTTGCATCGTTAGGGAACCCCGACGTGTTATCGTACCCTGTTATTTGTTCTATATCAAAACTCACGTAGTTTTGCAATATACGCGCTGGGTCAAATTTCAATCCCGTTTCAGGACGGGGGGGGTACAACAGGGTTTGTATTACCGTTGCATCCTGATACACCCTTACCTTATACCTAAATAGCGGCTGGCTTTCTTGATTTGAACGCGCACATATAACCAGTTCGTTACCGACCGGCATAAAACTATCAGGTATTTGGCTTAGGTTAATCGTCATGGGTGCTGTTGCAGGTTAATTAATGCTTGCTGTGATAAATGCCCATACGTCAGAGTTTGCCGCCTTAAAACCTGCAACAGCGACGTTTTGTTGAGTGGCTACCGATATTACTTCAGTTGTGGGTTCAGCATTAATGTTGCTACCTACAATTTTCATGTGTCCTCCCGTTGAATTGTCTTCACCAAACAGCAATATGCCGCCTGTGAAAGCGGGCTGCATGGCTAACTCAATAGTTGCAATGTCGCAGCTTTGTATGTTGTTTGGGTCAATGTTTGGGAATAATCCGCCCGTGCCTACAATTGGCACAAATACGTCTTGTGTAAAGTGAAATACACTTGATGAAGGGGTTAATTCGATTGTTGCTTTCATTTAGTTTTAAGTTTTTTATTGGTATTAGGATAACGGCAAAATATTTTAAAGAAATGTGTTGTGTTTGTGAATATTATTTGTATATTTGTGGTATGGAAAACAAATCAATAACTGAAAACGAAGAGTTTAAAAACAACTGGCTTGAGTATTACAAAAACAGTAATCTACTTGCCGCCGAAGAAAAACAAAACCCTCTTGTTAGAAATGGAGTATGGTTGGTTTATTCTGGTGGTGCAAAATCTTGTCAATCCATCCTGCAAGCAGAGCAGGATAAGGAGATGATTGCTTTTGCGAAATGGTGTGTAAAAGGGCAATGGTGCGTACTTGGTGATAAATGGATTTGTGATAATAACGGCAGAGAAGCTGATGCAAATGGACTTCTCGACCTATTCAGAAAGGAGCAAGACAATGATTAAGTTTGAGCAAGAAAACTTTTGCAACTGGGAGGCCAGTCAAGCACTTAAAAATGTTTGTTTTAATGATGGGTGTTTTGCACATTATTCACCAACACCTAAACATCTAAGGATAACAAAAAACCCTGAAAGTTTAAAAAACAGTACGTTACCTAATGGCATGTTTACCGTGCCCCTATTCACCCAAGCAGTTAAGTGGTTGAGGAAAAATAACAGTATTGACATAGAGATTAGATGGTATGGTTATTATTTTAACATCGACATACTAACAGGTTCAAATTCTGATTTTGACAGAACGAGAATAAAGATGTTTGAAACCGAACCCGAAGCGTACAACGCAGGTATAATAAAAGCCTGCGAATACATTAAAAATAAACCAAACAACCATGAGTAACGAGCTACTGCAACGCGTAAAAGACGAGTACGCAAAAGAACAATCCTATCAAAATAGTATAGGATACCACAAGTTTAAAGATTGGGATGAATTTTTTGATAAAATCTATACTGATGGTAAACCGGGCAAGATCGAGGAACACATTGAGGAAATAGCAGAACGCTACTCCGCTGCCCTGCAATCCGAAAACGACCGACTCAAAGTCGATATGCAAAGCGTTATTGATAAACACGTGGTTATTGAGAAAGCGTTTGAGCAGATGAAGGCTGACGTGTTTGAATTCAGGGAAACATTTGTCGGCATCAAGGACAAAATTAAAAATCACGAACGCCTTAATAATTTTGATAAAAGGATTTTGTGTGAACCAATTAATTATATGTTGCTTAAAACAGCACCCATAAGGAAAAAGACGGGACAAAAAGAATACATATAATCCACCACAGCGTTACCCACACGCTTTGTGGAGAGCAAACAACAGGTAACTTAATAGACGACGGATTCGAAACAATAAGAATGTCTGTTAATGCTAAACCTAATTGCGTTGTTTGCCTAAACAACCTGTGGTATTATCAAAGATTTATGCACCTATTACCATTTAACCTATGAGCAATAACTTTAACATAACCGAATACCACGTAGAATCAGCCTTTGCTAAGTGGCTTAAAGAAATGGGGTTTGATGGGGAGTGTTGTGCATGGTGGAGACCACATCACTGAATAGGAAGGATTGGCACTGCAATTAATAAAGATATGTCAGAAAGCAGCTGTGCTATGCCCACCTTTGCACAATCCTTTGATTTTGTGGAGGAAAAGTTTGGAATTCATATAGAAATAAATAAATCTGTAACGAATATAGAAAACTATGCTTATAGAATAATTGGTTCAGATGGATTTACAATTGCAAATGAATATGATTTCAAAACCAAACGCGAAGCCAACATATCCGCCTGCAAGGCTATTAAAGAGTACATAAATGATTTGCAAAAAAATAGGGTATAATACGTTTGCGGAGGCTAATGACGCTCTTCAAACCGCTATGGTAGGGGTTCGAAAAAAATATAAAGAGTTATCTAAGTTTGAAAAAATACCGAGGAGAGGTAAAAAACTTAAATAAGCTACGCCGCTATTTAAGAAAACATGGACAAAACTTAAATAAGGTTACCCAACCTTAAAGTTAACCATCAATTCCTTACCCAACAACCCAGCCAGCTTTTCCGCAAAGGTTTCAAATATGCCGCTTTCAATTGTATCTGTAAAAAACATAGTTGGCCTTATTCCCTTTTGTTTCACCGAAGAGGCTATTTGGTAGCTGCGCCTTTCCCTTAGTTTTGATATTGATAATTGCCTTTGCCCCTTGTCTTTTATTGACCTTATAGATGCTTGTTTTGACTTGCTGTCATATATGCTCACCCCCTTTGATGTTATCCATTTGGCAATTGAATTGGCCATATTTCGGTTAGGCCATTTGGTCTTGTACTGGTATGGGCTATTGCCAGCCCCGGGGTAAGTTGATACAGCCCCCTTCACGCCTTTGTCAATATACTTGTAATAGTCGGGTAAGTTTACCGTTATGGTGGTTATGCCGCCCGTTTCTGCTATTTCAAAGGTAGGTTCACCCGGTGCTATTGATTGCCTAAGCAGGCTGTTTTGCAAGCCCTTTGCATCTAACTTAGCATAAAACCCCGCAAGCATTTGAGCAAATAAACGCTGCACCTCCAGTTGTATTATTTTATTCAGGTCGGCCATAGTTCAAAGGTACGTATTTTCAGATAGTTGCAAAAAATGCAAAAGAAATATTAAAAAAGACTTGCATAGCATATATATTTTTGCTTATCTTTGTTTCAACAAATCAGATAAACAAATGGAAAATTTAATTAAAGAACAACTTGGAACTTACACAGCAGATTATCAAAACCTGCAACAATCAGTAGATAAACTGAAAGAACAAACCGGATGCACCCAAGTGTGGGTTTGTAAAATATATTCAAAAGCACGTTTGTTTCCAATATTTAACGACGGGCAAATTGAATTTATGAAGTCAATATTTGAAACTGATGACTATAGTAGGTTCGACGGAAGTATTGTTGCCGTTCTTGAATCAAAAGAAAGCGACTTAAAAGAATTACACAGGCTGTACGATATATACAGTGATGAACTTTAATATAATGACCACCAAAGAAGCATTCAAAGCCCTGTGCAATACGCGCGGGGCTTTAACTAAAGCGTGTAGGCTTGCGGGTGATGCACACCCGTCTAAAAGGGCTGCTGAAATACGCTGGAGAATAAAGCACAAATCAATGTGGCCGCACAGTGCAACCCTGTTCATGCTGCTAACTTATGCAGGGTATAAGTGCGAAAATGGAAAGTGGGTTGCTCCTACCTCCTAACAACCGCCGGGTTTTTCTTTTCATTATCCCACTCTGCTTTATCAATCGCAAAGCAAAGTTCATTTAAAAAGTCGGTAAACGGCATCTTTAAATATTCGTCGCGCTCAATAATATTATCGGTTAGGTGCAGGCTTATAGTAGCCATCCACCCCCACTTGCTTATAAACCAGTCTTTTGTTTCTCCCTCTTTATCTTCTCCGCTAAATAGTTTCGGGTAGCTACGGATAACACCATTGAGTTGTTCAAAAAAAAAGCACACAGGCCGTGCAGTACGCTTGCGGGAAGGTGGTTTAAGAAGTATTGCGCCCTTGCCTCAATTGTGCTTTCGGGGTGCTTTTCTGCTTTTTCCCACACTAAACACGCCGCTATATAGTGCATATTCTTTTCAGAACCGGCCTCCGCATAATTGCTTATACTTATTGCAGCCCATGCCGCCGCCTCTTTAATATTTGCAAGGCATATATAAAGTTTGCCGTTAAGGTAGAACTTTGGCGGGAAACTAGTAGAGGGCGGCTCTGACAAAAAAGGCATTTGCTTTATTGTTTTAGCCAGTTCCCCTATTGTTTTGCCGGTGGTTTCACCCCCGAATAGCTGTATAGTTTTTATATTGCGCCGCACCCAGTTATGCGAGCTTTCAAAATTGGCCTGTATCTTATCCAGTTCCTGCAACTCTTTTATAGGCACCTCATTCCACGATGTAGGTAGTTTGTTGCCCCTTGTGGTAAAGTGGGGGATTTTTGGCCGTATAAGTTTACTTAGTAGTTTGAACATCGGTAAGGTTTATTTTTATTAGGAGGAAATCTATGTTTGCTTGTTTTCGTTTTTACTATTGAAGTAATCGTACATTAAAGCAAACGACCAAAGTATAGGCCAAAACAAAGCCCAAATAATTGCCTCAATCTTATTTTCTTTTTTCCCCTTTTCCCCCGCGCTTCCTTTAAAAGCGTATATAAAAGTGTACCCGATTATAAGGTATTCAAAAACTGATATTATTTTCCAAATCATTTGTAGGTGTCTTTTGTAAAGTCTTTGCTTACTTTCATGGCCTGTATTCCAGTTTCGAGTTAGTGTTATCGGCAATGAAGTTTTGCATTTGATGCACGTATTGGACACGCGCAATAGCGTTGCAATCGCATACAAGAGAGTATATTTCTTTTATAACAATATCGTATAGATATATTTCATCAATTTTATACACCCCTTTGTTGTTATCAAGTGTAGAGAGTTCTTCGGGAGTAATCTCCACCCCCTTCAAATCATACTTCACAGCCCAATTCTTTGCGCCTTGCACCTTCACACTACCACGGCGTACTTGCTCAACTACGGTATTGACACCATTGCAGTTAATAGCATTGCCGGGGCGTAGGGTATCAGGGTCGATAAAAACATCTTCAACAGCTTTGTTTTTGGCGTAGTTTACAGCAAGTTCGATGTATTGCCCTATGCAATTGTATTTCTTCGATGGCCCCTTGCACATATCCAACACATCGGTTTCAAGGGTAATGTGCATCTGTGTGTACCCATCGCTGTTTATCTCGTTGCGGCGGCGCAATTCCGGCACCCCTTTAAAATCTGTAAAGTAATCTTCTAACAAGTCGGTTGTTAATTCGCCGGGAAATTGGCCACCTAAACCGGTAAGGTATTGCGCCGCCTCGTTTTTTATTTTTACACTAAATGCTTTTTTCATTTTATAAGTTAAATAATCTACTCCCCACCCTCTCGTTTGAGACCTGCCGGGCACGTACCGTTCGTTACCCGTTTATCAAATCACTAATAAGGTGAATTAGAGTTTTAAAAAATTCCTCTCTTTCTTCACTCGTCATGTGTTCTGATTTTTCTTGGATTAGTTCGATAATTTCGTTTTCGTCTTTCATACTCTTAAATTAACCCAGTTACGAACGGGTAGCGTTTATTTGTTTTAACCCCGAAGGGCTGCCTTGTTTACCGTATTTTATTTATACAGTTTCGCACAAAGCAATAAGCGTCCCTTTGCTGGCTGTGAACTCCAATAAATGGAAGTCTCTCTTTGTCTACACCAGCAAAATCATAAAGGGTGGCCTTATCGCTTTTTTAAGCTGGTTTAAGTCCAATGTATCGGTACTTTTATTTTCCCAACACCACGGTCATAAGGCGCTTACCCAATATCATAAAATGGCAGGCGGCTGTGCTATTGCATACGACTTTACCGTCCAGTTATCGCGCCTGCCAAAATCATTAACCAACATAGGCAGGATTTGATACCTGCATGAAATATCCACGTGTAACCGATGGATAAATCTGTCCTTTAACGCTTGGGGGTTACAGCCCATCGTCTGTCACTTAGCGTATATTTTCCTTATCTAAAGGCTTCCGCCACTATGTTGGTGTATTGTTGGGTGTTATAGCAGGATTAGAGAGAGCACTATCTCGGACTACTGTTCTGCTTAAATAGTTGACTAACTAACACCCGCCATATAAAACCCCACTATTTCCCAACTGTGAGGCTAACTATCAATTGCGATACAAACATACAACAAAAAATCAACTTACCAAATATTATTTTGATTATTTTTTACCCTCGCTGTATTTTTAGTATGGCGCCGCGTATGGGTGTAACTTGTATTTTGTTAAGTGCTAAGTATCTAAGTGCATCAATGGAGTGATTGAACTTATCCACGGGCGCACCCGTTTTAACCCCGTTCCTATCCATCGCCCACTTATATTTTTTGATTTCGCTTATCAGATTGGCACTATCCACCGTAATATTGATTTTAAAGCGTTTTAAGGCATCAATTGAAGCGTTTACACTATCGGGACCCTTACGCGCACCCTCGATGAAAACAAAGCCCATACGGTGCAACTCTTCAATACTTTTAGGTTCAGCACTATCGGCTACAATAATATCCCTATTACCTACACCAAGCTCGTTCAACATCCTTTTTATATCGGGGTTAGTAAGTCCTTTCTCATAAAGCACCTCTTTTACCCACAATTCCCCACTTTGCATATACACAGCCGCACAGGCCGTTGGGTCGTTTGTAAACCCAAAATCAAGGCCATAACCGATTAATTTTGCATCTTGCGGTATATCAGCACAGATAGCATAATTAGTGAATATAAGCCCCGTTATTTTGCCATATTCACCCAGCCCAAATATTTGCCAGTATTCCGCGTCGGTATCTTTCAGCAACTCAATATCTTTTACAATAGTTTCTGAAAGAAAGGGGTTATCCCGATAACTGGAAACGATTACCTTAACATCTTGATAACCATCCCTTACCGCCCTATCCTGTTCTAACTCTTTATTTATCCAAACCTCTTCATCGTCTGGATTGAAGTCGATAAACACCGTGCCGGTTGTGCGTAATGATAGCTGCCGGTATTCATCAAATGACAGTTCGTTTGCTTCGTTTATCCACAAGTGGGTACGCCCCGGCCCCCTTACTTTTTGTTCCTCTTCAACTGAAAAAAACTCTAAGGTATTGGTAATATCTCCTTGTGTAAATGTTATAGTGTTATAAGTCTTATTATGCTGCACCAGCGAATACAGTCCAGTATCTTGCAGGATTGCAAGTATATCCCTCATGGCGCCTTGCCTGTGCACCGGCATAGTCTTACGTACGCAGGATAGCATTAATGGCTTATCGGTTATGGTAAACAGCAGCGATATAAAGTATTGTGCAAGGGCAAATGTTTTACCCGACCTTGTGCCGCCCCGGTTGATAATGATGCGGTATTTGCCGGACTGGACGGCCTCATAGGTTTCTTCAAATACGCGGCCATATTCGAGGTTGATGTTCATTCAGAGGTTGACTTCACAATATCCTTTTCTCGCGATAGCTCAAAACAAGCGTGTCTCCTATCTGAAAATCCCGGTCATTTTTTCGCACCTCAAAATTTTTTTGGCCAGTTAATATTCTATAATGATAATCTGGCCAAACCTTTAGTTCGTGTTTTTTGCTCATTTGTCCTTCTTTAAAAAGTTTATATTGACCCCTTGGGGCATCGTTAGTTCGGTTTCGTGTTTATTTTTCAAGCCTAATTCCATTGATATAATGTTTGAATTTAAAAATCCAGCTGCTGCGCCCGTGAACTTTTGCTCGAAAATAGTTTCGCGTATGCGCGTAACGACCTTAGAAAAATCTTTTGACACATCATCATATTTTTTTGCCAATTCTGCTTCAAATTGGTTAAAATAAGCCGTATTGCAGTCAAGATATCGGCACAGCCCTTGCATTGTAAATGCTCTCATTTTTGGAAGCTCTGTCATTTCTACATGGTCTCCTTCGCCGTTCACCCTTAACACCTGTGGTGAGGTCTCTATCAGCGGAGTATTAAAACACCATTCAAAATATTCACAAGCCGCCTCCCACATTAAATCAGGTGTTTCAAATAACTTATCCCTTCCATGCTTGCTTCTTAGCATCCAAAATTTATTACCTATCGGTGCTGCCATAGTTTTATAATTTGCACCCTACGGGGGAAATCGAACCCCCGTAAACTACCATAGTAGGGTTAACAGGTTGCGGCCTTTACTGCCCACATCGCAGCATCTTCATAAGCCGTTTGAGCAAGCGAAATAAGGCGCATCTTTTCGCCTGATACCGCTTGTAATACCTCCGGGCTTTTGTCATAGGTTTTGCTGGCCTCTTCGTTTCTCATAGCCTCGAGGTCGTTAATAATGGCTGCGGTTTTCTGTTTAATTTGGTCAACCGAACCGTTGTTTGAAGGGTTAAATTTAACCCTTATTCTTATTTCTCCGACTGTTTCGATTGTATTTTCGCTCATTTTTTATATGTGTTCGGTACGCCGTTCCCCGTTTTAGTTTTACAAATTTAACTCCTTAATCTTAGCGTAAGTTTCTTTGATTGCTTTCTTAATACAACCCCTGCAACCGTTGTTGTAATTAGGTACAAGCCCCAACGCTTCGCGCAAGTCGCGGTGTGTTTGGTAGTTGGGATAGGATAACACGGTGGTTTGTTGGTAGTGTTCCCAAATCTTGCGTATTTCGTAAGCCGCCGCAAGGTCAATATTATTCGCCATACTTTTCAAGTGTTTTGTAAATAAGGTAAATCAGTTCTGCTATTGCGGTGGTAGCAAAGCCGTGTATTATTGCAACAAAACCATATCCAACATATAGCGAAAACGCAAGTCCAAGCCAAAATGCAAGGCATTGTCGGCAATCAAACGGCTTCAGTTTTATTTCGTACTCCGGAATACTAAGCCATTTTGACAGGTATTTTTTTCCAATGCCCGCTAACTCAAACCCGTCAACAAATGCAAAGGCAGCAAGGGCACAAAGTGTAAGGTGTATTGCTATCATATCGTTAATATAAAGTTAAAATCGGTAGTATGTCGCAAGGTGTAACCGTGCGAAGTAATAAACGGCAATAGGGTTTCATCAAACGGTAGTCCCAAAGTTGAATGCTCCACGATTAATATTTTCGGTTTGCAAACCTTTAGTATGTCGTGCAAAATAGTTTTCTCCATGCCCTCAACATCCAACGATAAAAGGCAAGGTGATGGAGAATACCTTAATAGGTCTTTTACTTTTATGCCGCAAACACTTACAGTACCATTTTCCGACGAAGGCTGCATCCGTATCAACTCCCCGTTATTCCTTTCATCTGGCAACACTTCAATGGTTTTAACAGGCCAATTATTAGGCAGTATAGCCCCTGCATAAAATTCAGTTTTTGGGCGTTCTTTTGCATACCCCGCTGCATGAACAAAGCTAATATCAATAGCCGTTCCACTCCAACCTAAGTACTTTTCAAAAGCATAAGTATTGTTATTGTTTTCGTAGTGGTTGCATCCAATATCTAAAAACGTTCCGTTTTCGGGCAAATCTAAGTTTTCAAAAATCCATTTGTCTTCGCCGCGCTGGCTGTAAAATTGTTTTGTTTCCATCAGTATTGCGCCCCCTCAGCAAATGGTAGTACTTCTTCATCCTTATGGGTAGCTTTGATTTTACGGTCAAGCACCGGCCATGGCATCCCCAAAGCGTGAACGGCATCACTTACAAAGTTAGGGTCATCACTTTGTATTTGGTTATCGGTAATGTGTGGACCATGCCTGAACCTTAGTTTCTCAAAAACGCTACGGTGTATAAGCGCAAACCCTATATTACCGTGGTGTAACTCAACAATCCCATCCCCTAACTCAATTAAACCATGCTTACCGCCAAATACATATTCGGCGTGCTTATGGTCATTGCGCCCCTTCACTTCACCAAACACAATAGGGCGGTTATACTCGTTTGCGGTATCAACAAACCGCTCCAAAGTATCGGGCGGGCAAGTCATATCGCTGTCTATAAACATCAGATATTCACAACCCAAACCTAAAGCGGCTTCAATACACATATTACGTGCCATACAAATAGGTACGAGCCTTTGTTGGTCTTGGTCGTAAGCGGGCTTTTTCCACCAAGAACTTTCAAATTCCCAACAGTCCGTGTGTATATCAATTCCTTTGTCTTCGCTTATCTCTATTGCATTGGTAAGAGGTAAGAACGCTTTTACACCTTGCGGAGACTCAATATTGTAATACACCACCTTGTTTTCATAAGTTTGATTTACAATACTTTCGTGCGGTATAAGTTGGTTGTGTGCCTTGCGCTTGCAGTGCAAGCAGGCTATTAGTACTCGTGGTTGTGTCATATTTATTCAGTTGCTTTTTTGATTACTTCCCTTGCGGAATTAATTGGTTGTAAAACTTCAAGTAAATCCTCTGTGCTTTGCGCCCTGTCTTTTGCTTCTATAATCTTTACTAAAGCATCTTTCATTTCGGGTGCAGCGGCTATCAGCTTGGCGTTATAAACATCTGCCTCGTTTATTTTTTTGACAGGTGAAATTTGACAAATTGGCGTTGCAAACGGATTATTGGTAACAGGGTGTACCGATAAATTTTCAAATCCATCATGTACATTTTCAAAAACGCCATATTTCCATGGCCCCGGTGTGTGTTTAAATTTTATGTTTTCCATATCACAAATATACAATTTATTTCAATATACGCAAACTATTTTTTTCCTGTTAAATCGCAAAGTGCCTTGTGCCTTTTTTCGGTTTCAATCTTTATATTGTAATATTTATCGCAAACTTTTTTAAGTTCAGCCCCGTAATGTTTTCGCATCTTTGCGCTCGTCATAAGCGTTTTTAAATGGGTAAACCAAGTATCACGGGTGGCAAACAATACCGCGTCTTTAAACTCGTTTTTATAATATGGTAGGCAATTTGAAGCAATCACAGGCACCCCAAAATTACCCGCCTCCAATAGCTTCAGTTCCGATTTGCAGGCGTTAAATTCATTCGCTGCAAGCGGTGCAATAGCCACATCTATTTGCCGGTAAAATTTTGCATAAGCATCCACGGGTAAAGCGTTCCATAAATTTACATTATGGCTTGCGCACATCAGCCGGTATTGCGCAAAAACCATAACATTGTTTTGGTCTTGCGGGGCATAGCCAAACAGGTTCATGTTGTAATCTAAGCCCGATTGTGCCAGCTTGCCAAATCCATTGCGAACTACCGGAAAGTCATGTGTGTGTGTTATTGACCCCGCCCAACCTAACCGTATACCACCATTACGGGGCTGTATATCCTTGTTGCTAAACTGTGGTTGTGTTTTATCAATAGCATTTTTTATAACCTCAACACGGGCGTTGTGCTGCCTTATCTTTTTTGCGAGTGTGAATATGCTTGCCCAAACCATATCAGCGTTCTCAATGGCAAATAAAGTGCGTTTATCGGTATTGTGAGCGTACCAATACTCATACAAGATATGTTCTTTGGGCAACTCCCAATAATCGTCAATATCAATCACCATCGGTATGCCCCACTTGCGGACGGCTTCTAAATCTTCGGCATCCATCCCCCTGTTGGATATTGTGCGGCTCTTTATCACTACATCAAACTCACACTTGTCAGGCAGGTACTTAGAAAATGTTACGTTATGCCCGTGCTGTCGGGCAAGGTTAATGCCCGGTACAACGGTACGGTGGTAGTCCACACCGCCCACGCTTTCCAGCGGTCGCGCGGGGTCGCGCAAGTCACATAGTATTAAAATATTCATTCTTAATTTGTTGTATAATTTTTAGCGGTATACCCGTTTGGCGAGACAATAGCCGTTCCGCGTTTTCCGGTCTACCTTGTTTTGTTTCCGATACTATTTTTACCCCGGCTTTAAAAATGCTTTTTATTATCAGTCCCCGGAAGTGGTTGGGGTGTTTATGTTCTTTTAGTTCATTTCCAGCTTTTACCAATGCGTTGCGCCTATTGTTATCCAGTACATCGCATATTGAATATAGCTCGTTAAAATCAACATTCATGCCCTCAAACAATATGTCAATAGCCCAGTCGATACTTTCTTTTTTTTCTTCAAAGTCAACGTCCGCTTGGTATATGGCTAAAAAGTCCATAGCCTTCGCATCTATCAAGACCGGCTTTTTTTTCGCTATTGTGTCGTAGTAGTAATTGCGGCAACAAGTGATAATAAGTTGAGGCACTTTTTTTTGTTCGTGAGCAAGCATAACGGTATCGGGGTATCCTAATATTTTTTCAAAAGCACCCTGCCGTATCTCGTCCCAGTCATCCCCGCACAGATTTTTTAAGTAACCAACCACCGACGGGTTGTTGTAAGCCTCTGTTATTATCCTGTTAAAATCCATTACTTACCTAAAAAGTCTTTAGCGTATTGCAACATTTCATCATACTTAGCCTTATATGCTTTATCCGTATCGCAAAGGTCTTGATTAACTTTTGTTGCATGAATAATGGTACTATGGTCGCGGCTTCCAAGCGCAACACCTATTTGCGATAAGCTAATTTTTGGTAATAATTGCCTTATAACGCAAATCGTTTGAAATCTAAAATAAACATATTCTCGGGTTTTTTCCGGCCCTATAATTCTACCGTAAGTTAATTGCCTATAAAATGCTAAATTCTTAATCAGCATAATAATAAAATTTTTTGTATCTGAATAATTCACGATGTGTACAAATACATCAACCCCACATACTTCTTTTAAGTGGTTTACCGCAAAGTCCTTTACTTTTTTTTCTTCAATTTCGTAATTTTCCATATTATTTTTTTAAAATGGTTCGTTATGTTGTGGTTGGTATTTATCAATTTTAACGACACGCAGTCCGGTACCTTCAATATATTTTCTTTTCTTTTCAAGGTTACCTTTAATGGAGTTTTCGGATAGTGATAATACCTGTATGTTATCCTTAGTGTAACCCTTGTCGTGTCTTATCCTGTCAATCGTTAAGCTGTGTTTTTTTGTGCCTGAATTGATTACCAAGTCATATTTAATTGCGAACGCCTCAAACTGTTCAAAGGTCAATTCAAACGGTATGCCCCTACGCTTTGCGTTGTCTCGATGGGAGTAATACGATGCCTTCATTGGGTTCCGCTCGCGGAATAACCTTTGCTTACACTTGTAGCATTCACGTGATTTTTTTGCTGGTTTACCCCCACAGTATTTGCATTTCATGCCCTCCTACTCCCCCCTCCTACTTGTATAAATTTACACATTTCATTAAGCCTGTCGGTAGCCCTATCGCCGTAGTATTCGTTAATTTGTTCAGGTGTTAGGTTGGTTGTAAAGTGGGTAACAAGCCCGGATTTAAAACGGTCGTAGCGCTCTTGTATAATCTCGCTCATTACGTTTGCCTCATTGCCATAAAACTTTTGATTACGCTCTGTACCCAAATCATCAAAGGCCATGTTATTAAGACGGGGCGGTGTGGTGCTGGTGTATTGCTTAGTGTAAAATCCTATCCCGTCAAATCCGTGTTTTTGATACGATTGCGCCGTGTCCCGGCAGGTTTTAAAGCTATACCTATGCTGTTTAAAGTATTCGTATTCGGGTATGGTTGACAGGTCATGTATGGCTTTAAAAAACCCAAATAATATCTCTGACTTACCAACCCCCACTTCGCCAACAAGCGCGATGCCTTTGCGTTTTGTTTCAGGCTGTGGTTTGGTGAAATGCTCACAAACCAAACTCAATGCCTTGCGGTTATTATCGTCTACAATAAATACCCCGTTACGTGTCCGTAATATCTGTATCGTCCTTATTGCCAGTGCCGTGTATAACAATTCTGGGGACGTAACCACCTCTACCTGTGTCGCTGTTTGTCCCTCTGCTGCTTCCCTCCAATCCTGCATTATTTGCGTTAGTGGCCGTCCGTCCTCCGGCTCCGTTAAAATCTGTCTTAATGTTCTGCTTGCCATTTTTTGGTAAATAAAGTCCTTTATATCCACTCAAATCAGAGTGCTTAACTATTTCTGCTGCATAAATTAAATCGCCTCCTGATAAATCTTTTAAATTTTCAAACTGGTAATCTGCTTGCTCTTGTGTTGAAAATCTTGCGCCCAACCTTTTTTTGAGTATCGGAACCCACTTTTGCATAATTTCTGTGTAAAGTCCATATCCTGAATAATCAAAAACAACCTTATTTTTTTTTTCGGGAGTGGGGCTTGGGGGTGTAACCCCCTCTTTATCTAATACGTTAGTATTAGTATGGATTGGATTAGATTGGATTGGAGGCATTGCGTTCGCAGTGCGTTCGCTTTGCGTTCGTAATGCGTTCGCATCATCTTTTAAGCGTTCTTTTACCCATCTTGAATTTGCGCTGTCGCTTGCTTTTATAGACTTCTCCAACGATTTATCCCTCACCTCTTCTACCTTACTATTTATGTAAAAACTATCACTCGTTAGTGTAAACTTTTTTAACACTTTTTCTAACTTTTTTCGTGAAATTTTTGCGATTTTTTTGATACTTTTTTCATCAGAAGGCACAAAACCGTTATCCCATTGGTAGCATAAAAGTAGGATATATGCCCCCGTTTCTTGTGCATCAAATAACAAAGTCCCCTGCATAAAATCAGAGGTAAATAACGGAAAGTATGGGAGTTTTTTATGCATATTTTATACCTCTTCAAAAAACTCTACCTTTTGCATAACCTTATACCCTTCTTTTTTTAAAAGAAGTATAGCAGACTGTATTTGCATTTCCTTTATTGGATTAAGCAATGTTTTAATTGCTGATATTTTCCTTTGTTTTGTCACCCAAGCGTGTACAGTAGGGTATCTAACGTTGTATTTATCAGATATTTCACGTATTGATAGTTTACATAATAGGTACTCATCGACTACTTTTTTTATAAATTTTTCTGTGTACATAGTTTATCCTTTTGCTTCAATAAATTTTGAGTAGTAATAGTTGTTAAGGGTAACAACGGTATTATAAGACGGGCTTTCTATTTTACCACACTCCAATTGAGATAAGTACCCATTTGAAATACCGGTATCGAACTCAACATCTCTAAGTGTTAGGTATAGTTTTTTTCTTACTGTCTTAAAGTCAACAGGTTTTTTAGGCAATTCTTTCAAATCCATGCTGTAAATATAAAGATTAATATTAGTTTAAAAAGCAAATAAGCTAAAAAATTTTATACGAGCCGTTTTTTCTTAGGTATTTTAACCCGCATAATTTCAGCGTACTTAGCCTCCGCCTGCTCTTTAGTTTGGCCGGGCAATAGTTGTACCCAAGTGTTTTTTAAAATCTTAGTATATGCCCCCTGTGAGGGGTCTAACTGCGCAAACTTTGCCAGTTGTTTTTTTGGCGTTCTTACTCTGCTCATTTTATTTTTTTTGATATGGTATTAAATTCTTCCTCTGTAATATCAATACGCTGTTCAGGCGTATATAAAGTGTCAACTAACTTTGTTGATATAGGCGTTTTAGAGTAGTTTCCGTTACCGTAGTCACTTACAACTATTGTATCGTTTAACGGCGCTGGCCACTGGCAGCAATAATGGGTTGTAGCCCCGTGGGTGATTTTAAAGTATTTGTTCATTATTTATAAGAATATGGTGGTCTGTCGGCCATGTAAAAACCTGTTTTAAATTCACTGTAATACTCATAGCTTTCGTTCCAAGAATCGCGTACTTTGCAATCGTTATAGGCATCTATTAACTTATCGTAGGTCTGTTGTCCCCACTTTAATATATCGCTATGCAGTAGGTGTACTGAAACATTTAGAGTTTTATCAACTGCAACTATTGCAAATTGTTTTTTTCCGCCCGTAGCCTTTAAATACATTGCTGCTTGCAGGTGGTAAAGATTTTTTACAATATCTCGTTGTACAGCAATAGGGTTAGCATCAGCAACTGTTTTAAGGTCAAATATTACCCCGTCGCCTTCACCGTCTTTAAATCCAATAAAATTTAAATCACGGTATTGCCATTCACACAACACCTCTGTTTTACCAATACGCTCTAAAATGTGTGAGCTTGCCCGGTTTGAAAACACGGTGTTTACCATTCGTTCGGCTTCTAAATAGGTTTCAAGTTTTATAACCTCTTTGCCCTCGGCAATAAGTTCAATACGTGCCATTTCTGCCTTTCCATACTTAGTACGCAAATCGCGTTTTTCCTGCATCACATAAAATTTTCGCTCAAATTCATCAGGTGATAAGGCCATCGTATGCACAAGGTCGCCGAAAATCATAGCATCAGTTTTTATAATTTGTCGTAGTTTATAACGGACAAAGTCGCGCGGGCATTCATTCAGATTTTTCAATGCTGAATATGACAGCTTAATAGTATTGCTGTCGATAGTCTCAATTAGCTGGTTGTAGTCCATTGTTAAACTCTTTTTTGCGGCGTAAAACATCTGAAACAAAAAGTGGGTTACCGTGCAAATCCTGATTCATTTCCCAAAGTTCGTTTAAGTCTTGAGTTGTTTTTGCAATCGCTACAAGTGCTCTGATTTGTGAATGATACAAGGGGTCTTCTTTTATAATAGGCTCGTATTTATCTGAATTTTTTCGGTTCAAGTCACGTCCAAAGAATTTACCCAATCCGATAATAGCGTTTTTTATACATTCGGCTTTGAGTTTCGGAAAACCCATTTCAAGGGCGTTTTTTTTCTTGTGGTCATTAAATTGACCGATTGAAGTATTTGCGTCCTGCATGATAACTATACTACTGGCCCCGGTACGGGTTAACCATTGGTTTGTAATTGGGTTTAATACTCGTAATTCAAGACTGCCAACAACCTCATTAAACATACGTTCCCATTTGAAATTAACGGTTTCCCATTGTCCAAAAAACAATTCATCTAAACTGTTTTCCAAAAACGAAATAGGTATGTAGGAATAGTTTTCGCGGTTTGCTATACTATTTTTTTCAGGTTCCCTATTAAGTAGGGCTACAAACTTTTGAATTTTAAAAAGTATGTCAGTTCCTTTGTCCTGAACGATTGATAGTGCAGCAGGGTTTATTTCAAAACCCTTGTTTTCATCAAATTGCATTTTGTTTTGTTCCATTTTTTTCTTTGATTGTTAAAATTTGAATTTCAGGTTCATCCGCTACGTGCGGGTGATTGCGTTTAAACTTCGCTATTGCTTTTATGTTTGCTTGCACTTTAGCATCTTCAACACTTTCTGCACTTTGTATCTCGACTGTATCGAATACTCCATACCATTTAACAGATGCGTAATAGTCTATAACAAACATCGTAGTACTTGCATAAATAAATATCCAACGCAACCGGTGATAATTGCGCCCTGCACAAATTCAGCGAAGCTATACCCTGTTTTTTCATCAGTATTGGCTGCCTCGTTCAGTTTTTTAAATAGTTCTTTGCTCATTAGTTTACTTGTTTATAGATTTTGTAGTACCTTTCTTTTGCTTTTAACGCCCCCTCTCATAGGTTATTTACGTACTCACGCTTTGTCGCATACAATATAAAACCCATACCCCGCAACTTTTTCACGCGGTAAAAAACTTGCGTCTGTGTTGATTGTAAGGTTGTTTATTTTCATTATCCCAATGGTGTTGTAGCCAGTGCGTGGCCGTGGTTAATACTATCGTAAATTACCGACCTTACATCTACGTCAAATACCATAAACATTACTACCTCACGAGTAGGGTTTTTGAAGTGTGCGCGAAATAATGCTATTTCGGACGCGTCATTTTCTGATAAGAAGTCCTTAGCCATATCGTTTGCAAGTTCATTTAAACCGCATTCTATCGCATCATCAATGGCCTCCAAAGCGGTTACCGTGTCGCGGGTGTCGAACTTATCGCGGATAGCGCGGGATGCTATTTCTTTAAGTTTATCAAACTGTTTTGTGTTTTCCATATCGCAAATATACAATAAGATTTGAACTTTGCAAATAAAATTTACAGAAATAGTGGGCACTATTAATGAAAAAAGCCCCTTGCGGGGCTTCCATGGAATAACAAAATCAGATAAAGAATGCAGGTTACAAATATACAAAAATTGTTTAACTATTAGATTTATTTAAGAATTTTCCTATCACCTCGGTGTTGTGCCGTATCACCTGCGTACACTCGGATATAGTCTTCACCATTTCTCCCCTATCTTCTTTAAGATAATTATCGAGCTTTGAAGATATTGCATCCAGTCGGTCAATGTCCCTTTTTTCGCGTTCCTCCGATACTTTTTCGGCGCGGTCAACCTTATTGTACAGGTACATGATTGCCCCGGCCATAAGGGCGAATATGCCCCCCTGTGTGATATAGCTGGTAAATATTGTTTCCATCATAAAATTATTATATAGCCCTTCCCCAATTTGTTTGAAATGTTTGAACTATGTTGTAATACGCTAATTGCTGCGAGGGGCTTAATGATTTCCCCATGCTTGCCCACGCGATGTTATAAGTAGAGAAATTGTCGGCTGCTGCGTTGGACAATATCCGAGCCAATACAGAAACTTGATTAGTAGGAGGCGTTGTTGAGGCGTTAGCCGTAGAGGCTACTGATGCGCCATTTCGGTAAATTTGTTCAGCCGTTGCCCCGCTGCGATTGCCTGTAAAAAATGCCCTGCTGTCTGCTGTTGCGTGAGCGGTAGCACTTTCCCCGTTCATTCGCACAATGGTTGTGCCACCTAACAGGGGAAACACATTTGTAAATCTTGAATTATCTGTTTGTTTTGTCCCGATAGCGCACCCGCCTGAAGCATTATTCCTTACATAGCAGCTAAGGTGCGTGTTGTTTTGATAACCAACAGGGATAACATAATTTGTAAAGCCAACCCCCGTTGTGCCATTGCCTGTTACACCGTTAGCGTTGTGCGTTACGCCACCGGCAAAAGTAATCCTATACGCCGCATTTAAATCGCGCGGGTCTTTAGCATTGAACTTGTGTGTTGCTGCAGTACCTCCAACAAATGGGTAAAACGCATCTAATAGGGTGTATATACCGGCCTGCTTTAAGTCGGTAAACAAATCGTTAATATAGCCCTTTTGCGCGTCGGTAAATACGCCCCCAGCGGCCTCCATAGCTGTTATATACGCCAATGCGTCGGCATCGATGCCAAAGGATTTGTTGGGATATGCTATTGCGTACCTGTATGCCATTATTGCGCACTTCCAGACCTTATACCCCACACAGAACCGCTGGTAACGGTTACTGCGTTAATAATTTCACCGCTTATTAAGCGGATAACACTACCTTGTTTTAGTGCTGCACCGCTAATGTTACAGGTAGTAACCCCGTTTTGGCCGTCCGCCCCGGTAAGCACGGATATAACCGCGTCTTCATTAACTGCCAAAAAGGCATATTGTACATCGGTTACCGCGCCTGTGATTAACACAGTACCCGAACCACCGATCATTAAACTGGTATCGCCTTGCATTATTTTTTTATTCCGTTAAATTGAATACTGTCTGTGTGCTGGTATTGCAGCGTGTCAGACTTTAACACTTTTGTTGTGGTAATTACGCGAATAGAAGTGCCCTTTGGCAGCTCTGTTGTGTTGTATTGTGCGCCCGCACAGCTAACCATAAATAGCGATAAAAATAATAGTAGTTTCATTGTTAATATTTTGGCACTTCGCAATAATCGAAGTCAAATTTAGTACTTATTGTTAAATTTAAAAGTTGGCCGGTGTACGAACTTTCTAAATTCTCGTAAAACGGTTGTGTGTTAAAGCTGAAATTTATAATAAATAACTTGCTGTCGATCTGTTGTTCTAAGTAGTTATGTAGGGTTGCAAGTATATCCATACATATACTATGTGCATCACTTTCCACATCGTTTTCGTTTTCGTCGGCCTCCCTCACCAAATCACCTACTAATAACTCGATATTGTAGTTTAATAGCCCTTTACTGCCAGTGGTATTGATGGGGTTTACCCACAAAAAAGGCATTTTATCAGGCTCGCTTTCGCCTTCCGGCTCGTTCGGTTGCGCCAAAAATTGCTCCAGCTTATCAATTTGCCCGTAACCGAAACTGCGTAGCATGGGGTGCGCGGCCTGTATATCGCTAAACTGCTTTATTACTTGATTTATCGTTAGATACACCATCTAAAAACTTTTTGAGTTTAACTTCATAATCCTGCCTTGCGCTTTTTTTAAAATACTTCCTGCCTAGGGGTGTAATTTTGGTAGATGCCATACGTATATTGGTTATAACCTATTCCCATTGCGTCCTGAAAGCCGCGTTTTGCGCGAACGTTGCCTAAAAATACCCCTGTCAACATACGGGATATTTGCCGCACCGGGCGCACCTTGTAAATTTCCGTATTGCCTTGCGCGTATAAAGGGTAATCGGTTTGGTTGCATATCAAAAACTTTATTGCAATATTACCTAATGCGATGCTTTGCCCATCAAACTTACTTTTCAACCTATCTACAAAAGAGGCATCTACGGGCGTAGCTACATCGCTGCCTTTAGTCACTATTGATTTGTTTGTAAACTTAGCGTATATCCACTCACAGGCATCAAATTTTACGCGCTGTATAAGGCACGGTATAAGGTAATCATTCAGCAGAGTTGCGTTTACAGCGGTTAGGGTATTGGGGGTTGTGCCCGCCTGTGTTTGCAATTCGTTATACAAATCCGTGCCGCAAATTTGCTGCAAAAAGCTATCCTGTGTCCAAGATATGCCTTGCTTCAAATATTGCGGGTCAATATTTTTGCTGAATATCCCGTCGTTAAGGATATTGTCTACCGATACAAATAATGTGTTTGCCACAATAAACTAACGGGGAAAATATTTTAAAGAAACATGTTGCGTATACTGAAATAAATTGTATATTTGTGGTATGGAAAAACTTATTGAAGCATTAAACATTTTTTTGAAGTACGGTAACAAAGATTATCCGTTTCATTGCGAGCACGATCAACTTACTATTGATTATGACCCGTCGGAATTTTCTAAAGAGGATTTAGGAAAACTGGCCGAGCTTGGCTTTCATGCCGATGAAGACAACAGCGATTTTAAATCGTATAGGTACGGAAGTTGCTAAACAGGCTCAACAATAACCGCCTGTAATATGTGCCTGCAATTATCCCTATTTACGCCCGTATTTGGGTCGTGATACCATCCCCCACGGTGCAAAACAAAACTTTCGCCGTCGAGGTTTTTCATTGCCAACAACTCAGCGTAGGTGTATAGCTTGCCTTTTTTCAATAGTTCAGCGCAAAATTTACGGTTGCGGTCGTCTCGTGGCCCCCAATACCTGTACTTAATATTTACATTATACTTTTTTTTTGGCTCTACACTTACGGCATCGCGTTTAACGGTTACTTTACCCGCGCTCTCGTCCGTAGTGTATTGCAGCATATTAAGCTCTTGTATTCGGTTAAGCCCCGCAATAACAGCCTTTTTATTTGCGCCTGTTTTTTCGGCCAATTCATCCAAAGTGTATTCGTCATCCGCAATCAATAGCCCCAATAGTTCGCTTTCTAAATCGGTCAAATCGGCAAACTTATGGCTGGCAAAGTTCAAGGCTTTTATTCTACCTTCAAAGGCTTCATATTCGCCCTCTGATTTGTAGCGCGGGCAATTAATAGCAGCTATTACACGGTACCTATCGCCCGGCTCTCCAATGTTATCAAACTTTGCCAATGCCGCTTGCAATGGGCTTTGTGGTGGTTCGGATGGGCTTAATGCCGGCGGCGTGTCGGGTTTGGCTTCTAACACAGGGTCGTTAATGTATTGACCAACGGCTTTGTTCAGTCCACCGCTTGATTTCAATACCTCAACTATTGTAGGCTCGCTAAATACCAAGCTTAAAGGAGGTTGTGGCGGGAATGTTAATTCCCCGTCAATTCCTATACTGTTAAAAAACGATGTAAGGTCGCTTTCAACCTCATATCTACGCGATGATAAATAGTTGTTTTCAAAAAGTTCGTAGGCATCCAACAACTCATTACGCCCGCCCAATTGCCCCTCTGTTTTTTGGCCGAATAACATGGGGCTGGTAACCTCGTGCGCGGTGAATATACCTTGCACTACCTGTGGCAATAAGTTTTCGTAAAGGTCGGGTAGATTAGATGGGGCAATGCGTAATATCTCGAGTTTATTCTCGCCACCCCCCGTAAAGTACAACACGATTTCACCGGCATTATCGCTACCCGAAAATTTGTTTTTGAACATATTGTCGTATTGCGCTTTGTCGGCTGCAAGTTCGGGTGCTGGCTCGGGTATTGCCACCACAACATCCGCGCTGAACATCGTTTTTGCCGATACCAAATTGAAGTTATTAATCTCAACTTCTGTTTGCACTACGGCCAGTCCACCCATGTAAGGCGGTAAAGGGTATATCTTAGTGCCGGGGTCGGTGTGGTAATTATTCCAAACTTGCTCGTACAATTCGGGCTTGTTGTACTTGTTGTGCTCTATAAGGTCAAACGGTCTTACGGTGCGCTTAAAATACGGCTCTATCGTTTGCTCCTTTGTCCAGTTGTTTGAGTGATAAAAAATATCGCAATACTTGTTTGTGCGCATTGCGCGGAATGGTAAATGTTCAAAGGTTTTTAGGTTATTGTTCAGAGGATTAACCGTTGCTTTAAAATAGTAGCCGTTAAACAGTTCGTAGTCGCGGATTATCCTAAATAGCAAATCTTTGAACCTGAACCGTTTTGACAGCTCGTCAAATTTTGCTTTGCCCGCTCCGTTCCACTCCGGCCCTTTGCCAAAAATATACTTTGCCTTACCGTTTACAATAGCCGAATGTGTAGGGCTATACTGATAAGATGCAATAAGGTACTCAAAGTAACTGTTATCCTTACCCGCCCAAATCCATGGAAAGTTTTTGTTTTCACGAATAAACGGCGGTTTGTGAAAGTCCCCCGCAAGTTTTATGTTTAAAAATGGGCTATGTTTAGTTTCTGACATAAATTGTTGGGGTTGGATTATATGTATAGGTCGGTGTTGGGGTTTCGGTGCCCACTACTACTACCTTGCCTTGCTCTACCAGTTCATCAGCAAGCGCGGGGTCAAGGTTGGTGGTTGAAGTTTGGGCGTATATCTCGTAATACCAACTTGCGCCGGTATAAATCAAATTTACCTCTCCGTTTAGCGGCGTTGGGCTGCTGGTGTCGGTAATGGTAAATTCATTATAGCGGTCGGGGTACGGGCTGCTGTCTTGAGCTATACAGCTTTCATGTTGCCCTTGTAATTCTTCGCGGTAAAACACGAATAGGTACACTGGGTTGCTTATTGTGGTGAGTTCAGTAACGGTTACAATCACCGTATTTGCGCTATTTTGAGAGATTACAATCACTAGTAAACTAACGGGGAAAATATTTTTATCTTTTTTCTTGTTTATTTGAAAAATAATTGTATCTTTGTTTCAACAAATCAGATAAAATGGAAAAATTTATTTATTTAAGGAATGAAAAATTTGAATGGACTGCATTTGAGTACGATGGAGATTTAAATACAGAACTATCAGAGCATTTTACCAAAATGGATATTGAAATTGGCAACGCTACCATAATCGGCAACGCTACTAAAATCGGATGGCGTACCAAAATCGGCGACGATACTAAAATCGGCAACGCTACTAAAATCGGCGACGCTACCACAATCGGCAACGCTACCACAATCGGCAACGCTACCATAATCGGCAACGCTACTAAAATCGGATGGCGTACCAAAATCGGCGACGATACTAAAATCGGATGGCGTACCACAATCGGCGACGATACTAAAATCGGCAACGCTACCATAATCGGCGACGCTACCATAATCGGCAACGCTACTAAAATCGGCGACGCTACCACAATCGGCAACGCTACCACAATCGGCAACGCTACTAAAATCGGATGGCGTACCACAATCGGCGACGATACTAAAATCGGCAACGCTACTAAAATCGGCGACGCTACCACAATCGGCAACGCTACCACAATCGGCAACGCTACCACAATCGGCAACGCTACTAAAATCGGATGGCGTACCACAATCGGCGACGATACTAAAATCGGCAACGCTACCATAATCGGCGACGCTACCATAATCGGCAACGAATTATGTTTTGGAATTAGGTCTATTGTTTCCGATAACACAAAATTAATTACTGGGCTTTTTATAAAAGGTTCACTCCATGCTGTTACTTACGTAGGTAATGGTAAGGTATCAATTGGGTGCTATTGCTTAACATTTAAGGAATGGCGGGATTCAGGATTAGTAATCGCTGATACCGAAGAATACGACGAAACAACCATTGAAGAATATCGTTTTTATGTGGATTTATGTGAAAAATTTCATAACCAAAATTATAAGTAACAGCCACAATAACTACAAACAAAAGCCCCTCACTTAATTGTGAGGGGCTTTTGTTATTTAAAATATCTGCTAAGTAATAGTGGCTATCACCGCTTCGGCGACCTCTTGCGCCAATGCCGGTTCTTGCCCTCCAAATTGAAGGTTGTATCCGTTCCGGTCGCCCGGTGCTGTGCCTGTTGCTCCGCTCCCAGCGTTCAGCATAAGCCCCCGTGTTTTGCCGTACCACCAGTTTTTACCGTTATTATCCTTAACAATAACATACAGGTAGTTTTGGGCAAGCAGTAGTATTTCGGTTCGCTTGGCGGTTTCCATTTTATCCAAATTGATTTCCACCAACTGGTCAAAAAAGATAGTACCGTTTTCCTGACTACCCGTTATAGTTTCGGTCGCCTGCGAAGTGTACCGGCGTACCTCGTATTGGTAAAATATCCGTGTTGGGCTTAATGTTACCGCTGTTATTACCGCGCTTGCCTCTGTGAACTGGTCGGCATCACTGAACGTAGCAAGGTACACGGTATTGATACCCCCGTTACTATCGCGGCAATCTAAGTTAAACCCTGTTGTTAATGCACAAGCCATATTTTTTCTCCTTTTTAATTATTGGGCGGCTGTTACACCGCCCCGTTTATGGTTTATGCGTTAGTGTACTCAACTATTTCGGCTGGGAAAGTAATTTGGGTGCCCAACTTGAATTTGCTACGGAACTTCACCAAATCGGTGTTGATGTCGTACCACAGTTGCCAGTTGGTAGGGTCGTTCTCAACATCGCAACCGATATAGAACGAACGTTTACGGCCTGCAAAAATCCTGTTGGTGCCATCAAGTCCGTGCAGGGCTTTGATGCGTATTTTGGTACCCAAAATTGGCATTTCCCCCGCATCCATAGCCGCGCTGTTGGTGCTATCGTAGTGGAAACCTGCGCTGTTGTTTTGGTTTTTCAGGTTAATAATCAACTTCCTGAAAGTATCCCATCCGCAAGGAACAAACACGTCTTCTTTGTTCAGCAACGCGGCGGGTAGAGCAAGCAAAATATTATCAAATATGCTGATAGCATTTGATGTGGTAATGCTTGATTCGTTCGATGTATTACCATCAATCACACCCACGGCGGCATCAATGGTTTTTATGAACCCGTCAAATTTATTCAGGTTGGGATTACCGCTTGCGGTATCACCTTGCCAGTATGCAACCTCCATCACTTGTGCAATAAGCCCGGCAATAAAGTCCATCAGTTCGGCAGGTGCAACATCTTCTGCATACGAACCGGCGGGCAAAAGTTTTTGTGTGATGAAGTCGTTTAGTTCATCCAAACACCACGATTTTGCGGTGGTAATGGGCGACACTTCCAATATAGCCTGTGTGAATACAGTATCACCGGTTGGGGTAAACGTAGGGCAATCGCCGCCGGTTTGCAGGTATATGGTATCATCCATTATGTTGATAGCCTGCTGGTGTTTTATGCCAGTCCAAACCTCCACAACTTCGGGCGTTTTGCTATCAAATAAGGACTTTGTTAAAAAGTCCAAAGGCTCCTGTTCGGTGTATTCAGGTAGTCCTGCGGTATCATAACCGAATTTAAAAGTATTCAGTTTTACAAAAAAGTCTTTGATAACCTTCTGCTGCTTAAATGTATATCTACTCATTTTATTGGTTTTACAGGTTAATTATTCTTCTTTAAGGCCATCCCTTATTTGCTGCCATTTTTTGGGGGTTAATTCACCACCGGGTTGTTGTATTTGTTTTTTAGCCTGTTTGCTGCCGGGCGCGTCGAAGTCTATCAGGTCAACTATTTTACCCACAGTTTCACTAAATTTTTGAAATTCTGTTTTTGAAACAAATTTTTCAGCTTTCAAGGTGGCAAACTCTGCTTTGGTGGCCGCAAGGCCTTTTTTCAAAGCCTCCATAGATGCCATAAGGGCTTTCATTTGTTCGGGCATACCCGCACCTGTTTGGCCGGGTTCGCCACCCTCTGAAATTATTTCTTCAATAAGGCCATTTTTCACACTTATTTTTATACCACCATCCAAAATGTATTCACCATCGGGGGCTGCTGTGCCATCTTCCAACACGGCCATAGCACCTTGCGCAAGGTCAGGTTCTACTTTAATCAACGTACCATCGCTGGTTTTGTAGTCCATAAACTTATGGGTTTCGACATCTTTCAGTTTTTTTGCATCTTCCAAAAACTGTTTGGCTTTTGCCTCGTCGCCGCCAAAGGCATTTTTTATTTTATCCCAGTTAATTTTCATTTTATATTTCGTTTAAAAGTTTTTCTAAATATTCAAAATCGGTGTCCTGTGTTTGCGCAAGGCTCTCCAACAATTCACTTACCCACTCGTAGTTTTCAATTTGCGCAAACATACCTTCAACGCTAAACCCTCTAAACTTTCCGCTCTTAACATCAGCCCACACCTTATTATCTTCGACTTTCGCCATTGCAAACCAAGTCCCGTCGGGCAAGTCTTCGTAGTACGAAGGGGGGGTTATACCCGCTGCCTTGTCGATAATAAAAGTTTGGTAAATGAACACGCCTTTGGTTTTTTGGCGGTCATTGTGCATAATGTTGAACTTGCTAAGGTTGCCCTCACGCATGAACTTTAGTACACAATGCTCAATAGTTTCAGCGGTAAAGAACACATCAAAATCGTTTCCGTCGGGGCTTTTACGGTATATAGGTAAGTCGGGTATCATCAATGGCCCTGCTACTACCCTTTTTTCATCTTCAAAAAAATACTTGTACGCCTCGCGCTGTTTTTCTTGCGCCTCTTGCGCTGTAAAGGCAACCCAATTTTTTTGGATTGCGGGCACATCAACAAGGGCGACGTAGTCAACCCCCGATTGTGTGTCATCGGTAATAATCAGTTCGAATAATGGGCGTGGTTTGTTCACGCGATAATAACGCCATAAAATATTTTATGGCGATTGTTGTAAGTTTGGAATATTGTTGTATTTTTGTTTCAACAAATCGGATAAACAAATGAAAATAGTACTAAATTTTGAAAACGGAACATCAACTACAACAGACGTAGCAAACTACTTTACAAGTGAAATGATTACCGATTGCTTTGTTGGCAAAGACCACAAAGGCTATGGTTTTGTAAAAAGCTGGGTAAAACACGGATAAAAATAAATAACGTATTCCTGACATCGGGAATACGTTATTACACCCCGCGCCCGTCGGGGAATAAGAGCTAAACTACAACCGTAGCCCCGCGCCTGCGTTCAGCAGCACGTAGATTGGCTTTGCGTAAATCGCGTTCCGATATATCTACATTTACATTCACGTTTGTTGTGCCGCCCACAGTGCTTACTGCTTGTATTTTATCGGGAGCAGCAATAACTCCCGACGGCGGCTGTATGTTAGAACTATGGCCACTACTCAACACCTGTCTTATCTTACCCGCCGTAGCTAATATATTTGCGGCTACGGTAGCGTATTTGATAGCCGCCGCAATCGGTTCGGGCGTAGTGCCATACGTTGCCGCAAGTGCCGAACTTAAAGCGCGGGCAGTATCAATACCAATCTGCACCAGTGCCAAAGCCTTTTGTGTATCGGTAAGCCCTTTGCCTTCTACTGCTACAATCTGCGACAGGTTACCGAATACGCTTGCGGTTTGGGCGTACAATTCCTGCCTTGCTGAAAATATATCTTTTTCCCTTTGCAGCCTTTGTTCTTCGCTGTCCGTAGCCGCCTCGTTTGTTGAGGTTATTACAGCAAGATACTGCTGATACATCTTCGCATCAGTTTCTTTAGAAATGTCATATTTTAACGCGTTCAGAAATGATTGGGGGTTTTTTTGAGGGTCAAATTCATCTGATAGCCTTTTGTTTCCGTCGATTACAAATTTGAAAAAACTATCAATATCCCCCTTCATTTTTGGGAACTCTTCACGTATTGTTTTGGCTTGCTTTTCTACCGTTTTTGTGAAGCCCTGCAAAGGTTCAGCACTTAGTTGCGACAGGTCACCAAATATTTTAGACTGCTCTGTATTTAGGTTGTTGAGTTCATCTAACAGAGCCTCCATTTCACCCGTAATAAATACTGAATACCCTTCGGCTGATTTTGCAGGTATTTCAAACAACCTATTCCCGAACGCATCAAAACTCTCTTCAATTTTAGCCCCCTGTTTTTCAAACGTGCTTATAATTTCTTGTATGCGTTTTTCAATCCCCCCCGCAATTTCTTCTTTCGCTTGCGCCAACACCTTTGCCCGTATTTTTTCTACTATCTTACCGTATGCCTCGGCAACCAGCCCCGCAAACTTTGCTTCGTCCTTAAGGTTTTGAATAGTAATCCCGTATTTAGAGTTAATTTCATCAAGTAGGTCTTTCCGTTCTTTGCTTGTAGAGTTAGTTTCAAGCAACCTATCGGTAAGCCTCCGTAACTCTACTATTTCACCGGCATACAGTTCGTTTGTACGCGATATAGCTTCGTTATTACGCTTTTGCGCTTCGGTTAATTCTACTGTTGCATCACTACTATTAGATAGCCATTCAACAATTTGTGGTAAGAACGTAACGGCCAATAAGGCCAGCCCAACCCCAGATGCTGCTAAAACAGTATTAAAAGTAGCAGTGGATAGTGTGCTTGCTTTTACCGCGCTGTTATATAGATTCTGCGCCGTGGTGGTAAGGAATATCCGCGCCGCGCTATCCTTTTGCAAGTTACCCTGTATCTGTTGCAAGCTGTTAAGGATAAGCATTGTAGCATTTACTTGCGTCAATACTTTGTCCAGTTCTTTACTTTGCCCGCCAAATAGGGCCATTGCCCCCTGCACCGCACCAAACCCGCTTGTAACAAGAGATAATGAACCTATTACGCCCGCCAAAGCCTGCTCACCTAAACTATCTTTAAATAACTTAGACGTGTTGGTGGCTGCTTCAATTTGCCCCGTCAAATCCCCGGCCTGCTTTGCAAGATTGATGTAGGCAGGCGAGCCTTCCTCCATAGTTGCAAGCTCTTCAATAATCTTGCGTAGCTGTGTTTTTAAAGGTATTGCGGCTTTTTCAGCTTTTTCTATCCCCCCGGCAAGCTCTTTTGTTTCATTTGTCGTGCCCTTTATTTGCGCCTGCAAAGTTTCCATTTGCTTTGCCAGCCCCTTACCAAACGCGCTCTTTTTTTCCGATTCGTTCAGTTTTAGATATTGCGCCGCCGTTTCGCGAAGTTCAGCGTTCAGCTTGTCTAACTGGTTTGCCGCGTCCTCTGCGTTGGTGTCAACAGTAATTTTTATAGCTTCCTCGATTGCCATATTGAATTAACGGTATAAAATTGTTTGGTTTTTTCTTGTTTATTTGAAAAATAATTGTATTTTTGTTTCAACAAATCGGATAAACAAATGAAAATAGTACTAAATTTTGAAAACGGAACATCAACTACAACAGACGTAGCAAACTACTTTACAAGTGAAATG